TAACCCAGTAATAGACGACCCAGAGAAGCCGGTAGAAGGCATTGACGGAGAAATGATAACTATGGGTGCAAAGACGTTCCTCAAGAACGAGAGGGATAGTATGCGCCATGATTCAGCAGAACTAAATGAAATCATTAGACAGTTCCCGTTTACGGACGACGAAGCCTTCCGTGACAGTACGGATGGCAGTATTTTTAACGTGGGCAAGATCTACGAGCAGATTGAAAGTAATCAAGATCTGTTTCCTAACCCTGTGGTACGCGGCAATTTTCTTTGGGCCAAGAAAGATGAGGAAGTGGTTTTCTCGCCAGATATCAACGGTAGGTTCAATGTTGCGTGGATGCCTCCGAAGGAAGACCAAAACGTAATCAAGTACGACAGAGGCAAGCGAGTAGCTCCTTTTGCTGACTATGGGTGTGGTGGTGTTGACTCATATGATATTGATGCTACGGTAGACGGAAGAGGGTCTAAGGGTGCGTTGCACATGTACAATAAATTCTCTATGGATAGACCATCAAACATGTTTGTGGTAGAGTACGCTTCTCGTCCGGACATGGCTAAGATCTTTTACGAAGATGTTTTAATGTGTGCTGTGTTTTATGGCTATCCGCTTCTGATTGAGAACAACAAGTATGGTATTGTAAGGCATTTTGAGTATCGTGGTTTTGATGGGTATATAATGGATAGACCTGAACATTTAAAATCTGCCAACTCACAGATGAACGTAAAGACAAAGGGTATACCATCAAACTCTCAGGATATCATTCACGCACACGCGCAAGCAATAGAGTCATACGTTCATAATCATGTAGGCATCAATTACGATACCGGAGAAATGGGCAATATGTATTTCAATCGTACACTTGAAGACTGGATTGGATTTAAGATTGATAAGCGTACTAAGTTTGACCTTACCATAAGTTCTGGTCTCGCTCTTTTAGCAGCTCAAAAAGCAAAACCAAAAAGAGTTGTCACTTTTGATGATAAGAAGTTTTTCAGAAAATATAAGCCTATTGGATAATTAGTATATTTGCAAAAATCCGTGTGCTTTAAGTAAATGTACGACAATCAAAATAAGCTTAACAATGGCTTTCCTGACCCATTGGCTGATGCTGAAATAAAGCAAAGCCGTGAGTACGGTTTGCAGTTTGCTAAAGCTATCGAAAAGCAATGGGGTAAACTTCATGATACCGAATCTATTTTTAGTAGACGCAACAGCGTTTTTGAGCGTAATCGCAAATACGCTAATGGAACTCAAGACACGTCTATATACAAGCAGCTTCTTCATTCACTTAACACAAGTGATGGTGACGGTAGTCTATTAAACCTTGATTATACCCCAGTACCTATACTCCCAAAGTTTAAGAAAGTAGTAGTAAACAAGATACTATCAAGAGATCCGTATCCAAATTTAGAAGCTACCGATCCTCTATCTTCCTCGTTTAAAGACAAAGAGAAGAGACGTATACAAATGCAAGTTGAAGCTCGTAAGCAACTTGCTAAGCTTAAGCAAGAAACTGGTGTTGTCCTTGATCTGGATCCTGATGAAATTCCGGAGACACTTGAGGAGGCAGAAATCTTTATGATGACAAACATAAAGACTGACGCTGAAATATCAGCTCAGATTGCGACTGAAATGACTTTGTCATGGAATAATTTTAACGACAATATATACCGAAGATGCGTAAATGATATAGCGTCAATTGGTATGGCTGTCGTTAAGCGTACCAACGATCCAAATTATGGAATTAAGGTTGAATACGTAGATCCATCTAGATTTGTTCATAGCTATACAGAAGACCCAAACTTTGATGACATCACGTATGCTGGTCACATTAAGCGCATTACTATAGCTGAGCTTCGTAGACTTTCTAATGGTGAGCTTACTGAAGAGCAGTTGAAGAAGATCTCACAAAAGGTAAAGCACAAAAACGGAAATAACGGAGACATCGTAGATAGATTCAAATATGATGAGAAGTTGAAAAGAAACGTATACGGTTATGATGAGTACATGGTAGATGTTCTTGATTTTGAGTTCAAGACCGTTGATGCAATGTATTTTGAGGAGAAGCAAAATCGTTACGGTAACACCAACTTTTTTTACAAAGGTTTTCAGTATAAGGAACGTCCAGGAAGCGTATTTAAGCGTACTCCAAGTATGATGACGGTTGAGCAGATTTATAAGGGTAGCTATATCCTTGACTGCGACGACTACATGTTTGGGTATGGAAAAGCTGAAAATATGCCCAAGAACATACATGACATAAGTCGTGTTAAGTTGTCGTATTCTCCTGTAGCTGTTAATATAGATAATATGATGCCTAAGTCTATGGTGGATAGCTGTGTTGGTTTTGCCGACATGTTGCAGCTTACTCACCTAAAGATTCAACAGGCTATTGCTAAAGCTAAACCAGACGGCCTCATCATTGACATTGAAGGACTGGAAAATGTTCAGCTTGGATCTGCTGGAGAAATGCAGCCCCTTGACTTGCAAGATATTTATGAGAAGACTGGTATATTTTACTACAGAAGTAAGAACCCGGAAGGCGGATTCCAAAACCCGCCGATTAGAGAGGTTGGAAATACCATCAGAAATATCAATGAGTTAATAGCCTTGTACAATCATTATCTTAGAATGATTCGTGATGTTACAGGCATTAACGAGGTTATGGACGCTTCTTCGCCAAAGGGTGATGCTCTTGTTGGTGTTAGAGAACAAGCATTAGCTGCCGGCAATAATGCTACATACGATATCACGAATGCAGCTATGATATTGTTCAAGAAAGTTTGTGAAGATATTGTCAAGTGCATACAGGTTGTTCATCCAGAGTCAGTTTTGTATAGCATTTATGCAAATGCAATTGGGCAAGAAAACATGAAAGTATTGGCTTCTTTTAATGAACTTCCTATGTACAACTTTGGTGTCAAGGTTGTTAAAGACATGGAGGATCAGGAAAAAGCTTACTTAGAGCAAAACATACAAATTTCATTGCAGCAAAAGGAGCTCGATATAGAAGACGCTATTGCTATCCGTGGAATGAAAGATGTTAATCAAGCTGAACGTCTATTAGTAGTTAAGCGCAAAAAGAGAATGCAGCGACTTCAAGAACAAGCTATGCAGAACTCTCAGGCGCAAGCTCAGGCACAGGCACAGGCAACTCAGGTTCAAGCTCAAATGGAGATGCAAAGGATGCAGATGGAAGCTCAGATAGAAGCTCAAAAGATGCAGCTGAAAGCACAGCTTGACGCGCAACTAGAAGCAATGAAGCACGAGTTTGAGAAAGAGATTACTATCATTAAAACACAGGGTATGCTTGGTCTTAAGGAAGATGATAAGAACTTCAAAGAAAAGCTTGAAGTATTCAAAGAAAATAGAAAAGACGAAAGAGTTGTTAAGCAAGCCGGCGAACAAGCAAAGCTTATTGATAAACGCGATCAAAGAAAAATAAATCAATAATGTCTAGAAAATTAAACTTAGATACATCTGAGAGACTTGATATTACTTGCAAGCGCGGTGACTCTTTTTCACTTGAGCTTACATTAAAAGATACTTCTGGTCAAGCGTTGCCATTAAGCACTGATGATTACAAGTTTCAAATGCAGGTTAGATTGCCTAGAGCTCAAACCAATACCACAGCGTCTAAAGGATTGCCAGAAAAAACTAACCTTGTAATAGGCACTTCAGAGGCATCACCAATAGCTGTTGAAAAGTCACAAGACTCTAAATCGTTTTCTATACCAGTAAAAAATGATGATGGTCAGGTTAAGATTTATGCTACTGCTTCTACAATGGCTAGTATAGCTCCAGGCAGATATATATATGAGATTCAGTATTCATTAAACCCAGGCGACACTGAAGAAGTCAAGACTATCTTGAGAGGTTCTTTTGTTGTTGTCGATGATGTTGCTAACTAATGGCTATAGAAGTAAAATCAGGAAGCACGATACAGGTAGAAGTTACTACTACAGGTCAAACTCCTGTATCTGTAGCTATACCAGCAGCTAGAGGATCTATTGGACCTACTGGACCTACTGGACCTCAAGGTGAGGTTGGAGAAACTGGCCCAAAAGGAACTACTGGCGCTGAAGGCGCTCAAGGGCCAAAGGGTACTACTGGTACTGGTGGAGCCTTGGGAAGCTATGGTTCTTTTTATGATACCACCGATCAGTCAATTTCGGTAGTTAACACTGGTCAAGCTGTTTTGCTTAACTCGGAGTTTGGCAGCAATGACATATCAATTGTAGACGGATCTAAAATAACGATAGCCTCTCCTGGGACATACCAGCTTACAGCTGTATTGCAGTTATCTAATCCAGACAATAACAGCTCTCACAGTGCTTTCTTTTGGCTAAAGTTTAATGGATCTGATTATCCTAATTCAGGAACTGAAGTTCTTATGCAAGCAGCTAAGAACGCAAGCATACCAAATTATCAGTTAGTTACAATCACTTTTATAGGCACGTCTACATCGGTTAACGACTACGTGCAGATTTTTTGGGAAGCTGATTCCACTGATCTTTCCCTTGAATATACTGCTGCTGATGCTACACACCCAGCTGTTCCATCAGCTATTGTTTCTGTACAACAGGTTATGTATACTCAGCTTGGACCTACTGGACCAAGAGGAGAAACTGGGCCTCAAGGAGAGCAAGGTCCAAAAGGACAGACAGGAGAAAAAGGAGACACTGGAGATACTGGACCACAAGGCATAGAAGGTCCACAAGGACCACAAGGATTGCGTGGAGAAACCGGCCCTAAAGGTGAAACTGGTCCTAAAGGTCAGACTGGCGAAAAGGGTGATACCGGAGATACCGGTCCACAAGGACCTCAAGGAGATCAGGGTATTCAAGGCGAAACAGGTCCAAAGGGCGCTACAGGAGACCCAGGAGCAGATGGTGCAGATGGAGTTGGCGTACCAGCCGGAGGAACGGCTGGATATGTATTAGCCAAAGCTAGCAACGCTGATTATGATACCCAATGGATTGTTCAATCTAGTGGAGCTACAGGTGGCCTTCCTGCTGGGGGTGCTACGGGAGAATACCTAAAAAAGAACACTAGTGCAGATTATGATGCCGTATGGGGCGGAATAACTGACATAGAAGTTGAGTGGACGTCAACTACTTATTTTACATCTGCTTCAAACATAAAAAATGCTTTAGAAAGTGAATCAGCTTCACGCACGTTCGGTGACGCTGTGAACGCCAACGCAATTGGACAAAACACGGCTTCTATTAACACATTAAGCGGAAGGGTAGATGCCATAAACGTAAACGGTATTACAGGTGGTGTAAGCATAACGGGAGGAACAGCAATAAACGTTTCTTCTGCTGGATCTACAGTTACGGTTAGTTATA